CGTCAGGTTCACGGCTTGATCCTTCCGGTCATGCCCGTAATCCGCTCAACAGCGCAGACGGGGACGGGGGCCACACTCCAGCGCCGCCCGTCAAATTCAAGCTGGCCTGACTCGTCCGGGACAACCTCGATCGGTTCCTCGAACTCAACGGCAAGCTCAACGTCCGAAGTCTCAAAATCGTTGATCTCGATATCGATCTCAGGGTCTTTCAGGCCGTCGCGCCGATCGTCATGATCTTGCAGCCATGCCGCCACGAGTGCGGTCAAAAACAGCCCGTCTCCGGCATACCGCTCAATGCTGATCACGCCGTCATATTTGAACAGGCAGACTTCGATGCCGTGCCCAATGTTACGGCCCGTCAACAGAATTTCACCTTGATCGACGAATGCGCTTACTTTTTCGCGCTCAACTCCGGTGACGCTCATGATGTGTTCGACAAGCGCCGTCAGCTTCAACACTGTCCCCCCCTAGATCAGCGCCACGTCGACGCGGCTGCATCCCAGCAAGTCCGCGATGGCGTCATGGGCAAAGGCAAAAAAGGCGTCCGCCGATTCGCGGCCCTCTTTCGCGTCATTGTTTGCGGCCTCCCTGCGCTCGATTGTCCGGAACTGAGCCAACAGCAGCCCCTTGGCGTGCGAGAATACAGCCCGCTGGTAGACCAGCATTGCGGCCCCCGGAACGCCGCCGAACGGTACGGCCTCAAGCGAGGCGCACCCCTCCGCTTTCCGCGCTTCCGCCCATGCCGCAAGCTGGCGGTTTGCCCACACCATGCCCAGACGGAGGTGATCGGACACAAGATCCGCCGCGTACTCTCCGGGCAAACGGTAGAGCGTCAGGAACAGGCGGACGGACAGGGACGGAAACCAGCCGTCATTCCCGACTGTACCGTCAGGCTGTTCCGTGCTCATGGCATTGAAAGACATGGCGCTCCTGTAATGGCCCCGGCCCTGCCCGGAGTACGGCGCGGACGTTCCGGCTGTTCCGGGCGGACGGGGCTGGTTGTGGGGTGGATTGACCTTTACCGTTCGGCGGCGCGCTTCCATGCAAACGGAAACAAGTTCCGTTTGCGCGCTTGCCTTGTTCCAAGCGCGCTACGGCGCGCGACCGCTTCGGGTTAAGGAACTTTTTTCAACAGATCGTCCAGTACGGTTTTGACTTTCGCGCCTTTTTCCTGCGCCTGCCTCAATACGGCGACGGCTCCGGAAACGTCCCCGGACTTCGCCAGCGCCAGCCCGCGCAACTTGAGGTAGTTGGCGGCGAGCTGATCCGGCACGTCCCAAACCAGTTCCGGATCGGGATCAAACAGACGATCGAACACCTGCCCGAAAAAAGGTTCCGGACTGCGCCCGGCATCGTGTTCCGCCTTGGCCCATTCGAGCGTCCTGAGCGCGACGAGCAAGGGCACGGACGACTTGAAACGGTCGGGAAGCCGCTGCCCGTGCTCCATGCACCAGCCAGCAAGATCAAGGGCGCGCTCGATGAACCCGCAGTCGAACAGCCAGACAAGGGCATAGCCCAGCAGGTCGTGCGTCTGTCCGGAGTCACGGAACCGGTTGATGTACTCGGCATACTTGGGCAGGAGCGTATCGCGCTTGAATACGGCCTTCCGCTCGAACGAGGCGATGCTGTGCAGGGCCTCCAAGTCTTCGGCAAGGCTTGCGGATACAAGCGCCGCCGTCTGGTTCGCGGCGAGAAGCCCGGCCTTTCCGCTGGCGATGACGGACGGGGAAACTACAGTTTCACCCTCGCCGTTCCCGGCTTTCGCGGCCCGCTGTCGGGCAAGCATCAGGCTCATTTCTAGGCCCCCCCGCCGGACGCGGCCTTCCATGTCTTTTCGCCATAGAACACCACGGCTGCGGGTTCGATGCCCACGAACTTTTCCGGGACTTCAACGACATATCCTTCGTTGCGGGAGTTGAAGTCTTCCACGCGGTCTTTCTTGGGGTTGTCGAGGATATGACGCCGCCAGCTTCCGTCCTGCACATAGATCGACAAGTTGTCGTAACTGGTGACGACAAGGCCACGGGCCGGGAAGTTCGAGGGGCTTTCCCACGGCAGGCCGCCGAACGAAACCAAGGCGGAATTGATCGCCGCCTTTTCCGTGGGCGTGCGGCCCATCTGGGCAAGCAGAGCGGCCTTTTCGCGGGCAATGAGTTCCGTCCCGATGAGCGCGACAAGCCCCGTCCGCATATACGTGGGGATGCCTTGCACCAAGTCGTTGACGGCGACGTCAAGGTTCGCCCAGTCCGCTCCGTCTTCGGAACCGATCCGGAGTTCCCCGGTCGTCTCGCCTTCGGCAAGGATGTTCTGGGGGATGGCGTCACGGATGTACTGGAGCCAGCCCTTGTTGACGTCCTGCAACAACGGGTTCGACGACAAATCCGTGGTGTCAGCAGCGCTCGTGCCGTACCAGCCGACAAGCTCCCTATCGTTTGCAATCCGCGCCTGCACATACCGTGCGTAGCGTTCCGCCATATCGGGGAACTTGGCCCATGCGTCCATCGTCGCGTAGCGCATGAACACATCGGAGTTCGTCTGCTTGAGCTGGTACTTGTATGAGACAAGCCCCAGCACGTCGCGGGGGACGCGCTCGACACTGTCCTTCGTGGTGTCGGAACGTCCGGACACGGGGCCGGACGCGCTGCCGAGCACGTTTTCCCCGGCGAGTTCATCCACCGGCACGATGTTGATCTTGGGGAGGAACGTGGACTGTTCGACAATCTTGTCCTGCAAACGCTGTTGCAGGGTCGGTTCGACCGCGAACTGGACATTCATGGAAGGCACGCCGTAGCTGGCGGCGAGCTTGTCACACATCTGATTGAATTTCAGGCGGGTATTCTGTCTCATGGAACCTCCTAAAGCAGCTCCGCTTCGGGGGCGGGGGCCGTGGTTTCAGGCGCGGGGGTGCCGGGCTTGGCCTGTTCCATGCGCGACCGGAGCGCGTCGAACTTTTGGGAGAGTTCGGAAACGGAATCCCGCAACGCGGCGAACTCGCCCTGTACGGGCTGTTCCGGGCCGGATTCCGGCTTGTCTTCCTTCTGCCGCTGCGTCATCAGGGCGTCGAACTTTTCAGACAAGCCCGTCACGGCATTGAGCAACGCGGCGTACTCTTCTTTCGTCATGTCTTCCTCATCATGCGCCGGGGATTCCCCCGAACGGAAAAAATGAATGATCTTCCGGACAAGTCCGTATTCCTCAGCCGAAAGAGCCGGATTGTCGGGGGAAAGGGAAAACGCGAGACCGGGCAGGACATGGCATCCGCCTCCCTGCCCGGAAAACCGCATCATGGACGTGCCGAGGCTTGCCGGGCTGTCAGTCACGCCGAGGCCGGTCAGGTAGGCTTTCCCGGTCTGGGCAAAATTTTCCGTGACTTCGATGCTGAAAAAGAGGCCCTGATTCCGGGTGTTCTCATAGATGTACCGGTCGTTCGGGCAGAGCCTCCCGGACAGCGTGACGACGCCGTCGGCGTCTTCGGCCCTGAGTTCCAGAACATGACCGAAGTTCCCCGCCCAGCGCCGGTGCTCAGGCCAGAGCAACGCCGTGTAGGTGTCGGGGTTGTAGGTTTCCGCCATCTGGGTCAGCCATTCGGGTTTGATTTCCCGACCGTCGACGCAGGGGCCGGACTGCGCGATACGCACAAAATCGGTGGAAAGGTTCGGTTTGCTCATGGGCAGAGCATAGCCGACGGGCCGGTTCATGCAAGAAAATCAATTCCGATTTCAATGAGATAGGAATTTTTAGGCATGGCAAGAGAGGGGCGTATGTGTATGCTTTCCTCATGAAATCCACACCTAGATCATGGCCCGAAGAAGTCAGGCAGGCGGCCCGTTCCCTCTACCTGCGCCGCTCTACCGTGGGGGAAGTGTCCACCACGCTCGGCGTCCCTGTCCGGACGCTCTACAACTGGGTCGAGGCCGGGCGCTGGGATGACCTCCTTTCCCATGAGGGCACGGAGGAGGCCACGGCCCGGCGGCTGGCGGTACTGATTGAGCGGGAGGCGAAACAGGCGGACGACCTCAGAGAGATCGACACGTTGGT